AGCGGAAGACCGCGCGTTTTTGGAGAAAGCGCCAGAATTCGCCGACAAAGACAAGGCAGCCAAGCTAGCGCAAGAGGCGTTCAACCACTTGATCGACCTCGGCTTCTCGGATGAAGAAGTGCGGCAGTTGTGGCACGGTCAGCGGGCACTAACCCTGCGCGATCACCGTGTGCAATTGCTAGTCCGCGATGCCGTGGCGCTCAAGCAGGCACGCCAAAGTGCTATGCAAAAGCCTTCTAAGCCTGTTCCTCCGGTGCAACGGCCAGGCAGCGGTCGCCCGCAAGGGGTCGATCTCGCCAAACAAATTCGTGAGCTTGAAGACAAGCTCTCTCGATCCACCGGCCTCGCCGCCGCACGGCTTGCAGCCGACTTGATCGCGCTCAAGCGCCAGGCGGGGGCCAATTAATAGGACCACACGACCATGGCTACCTTGACATCGGCCTTTACGACCTCGGTTGCGGTCGGCAATCGCGAGGATCTGTCCGATATCATCTATCGGGTCGATCCGACCGATACGCCGTTCTTTTCAGGCATCGAAAAGAGTAGGGCCAAGGCAACCAACCACGAATGGCAAACGCAGGCACTGGCGGCGGCCTCGACCTCGAACTACCAAACCGAGGGCGATGATTCGCCGACCGCTGACGCCCGCACGCCAACGGTACGGCTCGGCAATATCTTGCAAATCCAGCGCAAGATCGCCGCAGTCTCCGGGACGCAACAGGCCGTCGATCACGCTGGCAGAGACAGCGAAATCGACTATCAGGCCACATTGGCTGGCCTCGAGCTCAAGCGCGACGTCGAGATGACATTGGTTGGGTCTAACCAAGCCAAATCGTCGTCCGATCCGCGCAAGATGGCGTCGGTGCTTTCGTGGATCAAAACCAACACCGATAAGGGCACGGGTGGCGCCGATCCGGCAGCTGCGGATGGCACCTCTACTCGTACCGATGGAACAGCGCGCGCCTTCACTGAGGCGCAGCTAAAGAACGTGATCCGTTCCATTTTCGACTCCGGCGGCAAGCCGGACGTCATCATGACGGGATCGTTTAACAAGCAGGTGTTCTCGACCTTCACCGGCCGAGGCACACCGATGCAGGATCAGAACGAGCGCAAGATCACCGCTGCGGTCGACGTCTATGAGTCGGACTTCGGCCGCATGAAGGTGGTTGCCAACCGCTTCATGCGCAAACGCGACGTGCTGATCTTGCAAATGGACATGTGGGCGCGGGCGCCGTTGCCGGGCCGTGATTTTGTCTCCATTCCGCTCGCTCGGAATGGCGACTATGAGCGCCGCATGATCCTGGTCGAACACACGTTGGAGGCTCGTAACGAAAAGGCCTCCGGCGGTGTGTTTGATCTGACCACGAGCTAAGGAGGGATGAATGGCTCTGCCTAAAAACATCCCGTTCGACGTGGTACAGGTCGAGGGCGGCGCAGACAGTGTCGCCTCTGGCCAAAGCGGGTGTATGCGCGCTCCGTTCCGCGGCACTGTGCTTGAAGTGGGAACCATCATCGGCAGCGCAGTGTCCACTGCCGATGCAACAGTGACCACGTCGATTGCTGGCACCAATATCACCGGCGGGCAATTCACGATCACCCAGTCTGGATCGTCGGCCGGCCAGCTCAACAACGCCTTTCCCACCGGTAACAACTACTGCAACGAGGGCGACAGCATCCGCTTCGCCTTCTCCGGCAGCGGCACCGGCGGGGGGCATGTCTACTGCTATGCGGTAATCAAGCCGCGGCAGTAGATATTATGCGAAGCGGGCGAACGGCGGCGTTACTCAAAGCCGCCGTTCGTGTTTCGGAGGATATACGATGCAGTTTAGGCCTACTCCAGCGGCGCGGCTCGGAGCCTCGCAGGACATCACCGCCAACGCCACTACTTCGGTTGCCACAACAGCGTTCGGCGAACAGACCTATCAGATTCGCGTTGCTACCTCGACATCGGGAATTCGTATACGAGTTGGCGACGGCACGCCGACCGCTACCACGTCAGATACAATGCTATTGGCCAATGAAGCGCTGTACTTGCAAGTCACGCCGGGCCAGAAGCTCGCCGCCATCGGTGCTAACGGCACGGTAAACGTAACAGAGCTTTTGCCATGAGTGTCATCACCAGATTCGTCCGCAACGTGGACGATGTGTGGGCCGTGCGCATGCAGGACTGTGAACCGATCATCGAGCGGAACAAGCGACTGCAATGCGAGCCACAGAACAAAAAATCAATCTGGCGCCACGTTGCCACTATTCCGAACGTAATTCTGGAATCGTGGCTGGCTGAAGAATGGCGACGCGGTAACGTGAATCTTAAGCTGTTTTCGGAAGAGTTTGATCGCATCATAGAGCGCAAGCTGCGCGATTCCGACTGGCGCTGGCTGCGCGTGGATTGAAGCAATGCCGTTCTCTTCCTACAGCGAACTGCAATCCGCAATCGCGGCATGGCTCGGCGATGATACGCTGACAGATCAGATACCGGATTTCATCCGGCTGTTCGAGGCTACGGCGGCGCGTCGGCTGCGCGTGCGGCCGGCGGAGAAGTCGACCACGCTGACGACAAGCTCCGGCAGTGCTACGTTGCCTAACGACTTTCTTGCCGTGCGCATGCTGAAGTGGCTCGGCACATCGTCATCTGTTGTGCTCGATTATGTCACCCCAGCGTATTTGGATCTTGCTTATCCCACAGCGCCTTCCGGCACGCCGCGCCATTACACCATCCAGGAAACGATACTCAAGGTGCGGCCTATCGATGATTCGGCCAACTTAAGCCTGCTCTACATCGCTCGCACGCCGGCATTAGCAACGCAATTACAATGGCTGTTCAACAACCATCCCGATGCCTATCTATTTGGCTCCTTGTGTGAGTCGGAGGGGTTCGTCGTGGTTGATCCGGCGCGCATGGCGATGTGGAAGGCGCGCCGCGACGAAATCTTCGCCGAAATACTCGAGCTTGACTTCTTCGAGCGCGCACTGCCGGTGCCGCGCGTGGACGGACCGGTGCCCTGAACCATGCCATTGATTCCATTTGCTGAATGGCGGCCTGACGTGTCGTCGCTTGCTACCGGATCAAGCCCGACCATCAAGAACGTAATTCCGCGTGGCGATGGCTATGGCCCATTTCGTTCACTGTCATCCTTTACCCAGGCGTTGCCGGATGTATGCCGCGGCGGCTTTGCTGCGATCGCAGGCGACAATTCCATCTCCATTTTCGCCGCTACCGCGACCCGCCTCTACAAGCTCAACAATACCAATATGAGCTGGACGCATGTATCGAAGGGGCTGACTGACTACTCTGCGGTACCTGCGCGTGAGCAATGGCAATTTGCGCAATTTGGCAACAATGTGATTGCGGTGCAAGCCAATGTTCCGCCGCAGGTGTTTGACCTTTCTTCATCAAGCCAATTTACTGACCTGGGCGGCACGCCGCCGAACGCCCGCTATGTCAGCGTGGTGGGGAGATTTCTGGTCCTTTCTGGCCTATTGGCCAATCCGCGGCGCCTGCAATGGTCAGGGCTGAACGCAATCACGACCTGGACGCCCGGCGTTGATCAATCTGATTTCCAGGATTTTCCGGACGGAGGCGTGGTGCGCGGCGTTGCCGGCGGAGAATACGGCTACATCTTCCAGGACAGTGCTATACGACGCATGATCTATGCGCCAGGCTCACCGGTCATCTTCCAAATCGAGCGTATTGCCGACGACAAGGGGCTGTATGCGCCCTACAGTCTGATCCGAGCCGGTGAGCTCATCTTTTTCTTCGGTAGCAACGGATTTTATATGATCGAGGCTGGCGGCTTCCCGCAGCCCATCGGCAAGGAGAAAATCGACCGCACTGTTCTCGCGGAGTTGGACGCTAACAATCTGCAACTGATGCTAGGTGCTGCCGACCCGCGATCCATGCGCGTATTCTTCAGCTATAAATCGGGCAGCGGCGCCTCCGGTCTATTCAACAAGCTGTTGTGCTACGATTGGATCACGCAACGATTCACGCTCGTTGATGTTTCTGGTGAGTACTTGCTACCCATGTCGCAGCCCGGGGCGACCCTGGAAGGGCTCGATTCGATTTCTTCGTCAATCGACGCGCTAACGGATTCGCTGGATAACTTCGATACTGTTTTGCGACCGGAGGTGGCGGCGTTCGCATCTGATCACACTCTCGGCTTTTTCCGTGGATCGTCGTTGGAGGCCACTCTAGAGACGGCCGAACAAGGCGCTTCTGGAGCGCGGCTGGTCTTGCGCTCGCTGCGTCCTCTCACTGATGCGACCAGCGCCTATATCTCTGTCGGCAAACGCATGCGTCCCTCGGACAGTGTGTCCTACTCGAATGAAACCGCACTCAACGCGCGTGGCTTCTGTCCGCAGCGGCTTACCACATATTACGCGCGCGCCAAGCTGCGCATTCCTGCCGGTGCTAGTTGGACCTTTGCTACAGGCGTAGAGCCTGATTTTGTAATTGCGGGCGGCAAATGAGTGTTCTTGTCCTCGATTCCAACGAGCGAGATCTGCGTAAGGTGGTGTTGGCGGTAAATGAGCTTGGGCGCGGCCGTTCCAACGCGACCGGAGAATTCACGCTTGCTACATCGACGACATCGACCACAGTAACGGCGCCGAATTGTTCTGCCGGCTCGGTGGTGTTGATTGTACCAAAGACCGCCAATGCCGCCGCCGCGCTTTCCACCACGTTCATTTCTGCCGTTAACAACGGGTCGTTCACAGTTACCCATGCAGCCAGCTCTCAGACTGACCGAACCTTCGGCTACGAATGCCGCGGTTGAAGCGGATGATCTCGGCACCGCGGAGGCTATTTGCGTGCCTCCCGATTACGTTGAGCAATTGGAGCAATTAGTTCTGCCGGAGATTCGCCGCGCGCTTGAAACCGGAGGCGATTGGACCGAACAGCAAATCATGAGCGGGTTGCGCGATGCGACCATGTTGCTTTGGTGCGCCGTGCGTGATGCAGAAATACTAGCAATCGCGATTACCGAGCTTGTTCGCATAGATCGCTGGGGCAAAATTTGCAACATCGTGGCTTGCGCCGGTCGTGAGCTCAGGGCATGGACACCGTTATTGACCCGTATAGAGGCTTATGCGCGCGATGAAGGGTGCCAGCGCGTGCGCATCTCGGGACGGCGCGGATGGCTGAAAATCTTTCCCGACTATGTTGAGCAATACACCACCATGGACAAGGCGCTATGAGCGGATGGTCGAGGACAACTTCTAGCACGCAGCGTAGCGAAAGCGAGCCGTGGAAACCGGCGCAGCCGTTGTTGTCCGACATTTTGGCGCGCGCTCGGCCGCTTGTTGGGCAGACTGGACCAACAGCTAACGAGCAGGCTGCCTTGGCGCAATTGCTGCAAACGGCGCAGCAAGGGAATCCGTTCGCGCCGCAGATTAGCAGCTACGTATCTGATCTACTGAGCGGCGGCGGGGCGCGCACTTATGCGCCGATGCTGCAATCATCGCTGGACGAATACCGCGCGCACCTAGCACCCCTGTTCACGCGTGCCCCTGGTGAGATGACACCGCAGCTTGCTGCGGTGCTCGATACGCTCAAGTCGGACATCTCTAATAGCATCAATTCGATGTTCACTGCCGCCGGTAGGGATTTCTCCGGCATGCACGCGCAGACGCTCGCGCGCGGACTCTCCCAGGGGCTTTCTGCTCCGCTTCTCGAGCAATACAACCGCGACGTGGCGACGCAACTAGGCGCCGCAGAATCGCTATATAATGCCGGTAATACAACGGCCGGGCTGCTTGGCTCGCTCTTGCAACAAGAACTTGCCAATCGTGGTGTGGGCGTCAGCACTGCCGATGCAGCATTGGCGGCGCAGAACTACGGACCGCAACGTGTGCTCGACATTGAGGCTATGCAGCGTCAATTGCCGGTGAGCAATCTCGCAGCGCTGGCTTCGCTGGGAGTGCCTATTGCAGGGTTGGGTGGCACGGTCATCTCGACGGGAAAGCAGGACCTAAAACAGCCGTTCAACCCGCTATCGTTGCTGCCGTTGTTGTTCTTGTGAGGACGACATGCCGTTACTGGACTTTCTCAACCAAACGCCAAGCGTTGGTGGAGGTTTGTTGGGATTGTTGTTGGGCCAGCAACCGCAACAGCCTCAAGCCCAGCAACAATATTCCTGGATGCCTCCGCAGACGAACGATCCCGCGCAACGGCGCTATCAATTGCTTGGTTATCTCGCTGGTGCGCTGCAACCCGGTTCTGTTAGCGAGCAGGTTGCGCGCGGCTTGCAGGGGTATGTTCAGGGAGCGCAAATGGATCTTCTGGCACAACAGCGGCTCGATGCGTTGCGCCAAGCGCAAGAGCAACGCGGTGCCGCTGCGGCATTGATCGATAAGGTTCCACTAACTAACGAACAAAAGCGCTTCTTCGCTACCAACCCGAAAGCATGGGAAGAGTACTCCAAGGCGTTCACCAGCCCGTCTCTTACCATCCTGCCAGATGGCACCATCATCAAACAACAGCCATTCGGCGGATTAAGCGTGATAGGCGCAGCGCCCAAACGGGAGCGAGTGGACATCTACGACCCAGCCACCGGTCGAACGGTGATGGGGGAATACACGCCATCGTCGGTCGGCGGTCCGGTAGGCAGCGTGCGAGCTCTGCAACAACCTATCTCTCCGCAGGAGTCGCCGCAATCGCCCTCGCCGCAATCGCAAGTGCGGCCGTCAGCGTCATCGGCATCGGCGGAGCCGACCGCGCCTCAGCCAACGCGGGTAGCGGAGGCTCAGGCGCCCGTCTATACCGGACCTTCAGCCGCAGAAAAGGCCGAACAGGAGAAGATTGGCACCATCAAGGGAGAAGCAAAAACCAAACTGACGAGAGTCATCGACAACGCAAATCGCATGCTTGAACAACTCGACGAGGCAATCAATCATCCAGCATTGAAGTTGTCTACCGGCTTGCTTTCCTGGTCAAGGTACATCCCGGGAAGCAAGATGTACGACTTCGGCGCGCTGATGGAAGGAATCAAGGGCAAGGCATTTCTAGAGGCGTATGAATCCCTCAAAGGCGCTGGCAGCATCACGGAGCAGGAAGGCAAGGCAGCAACCCAAGCGCTTGCGCAGCTTGATTTGAAACAGTCGCCGGACGCCGTGCGGAAGGCGCTAGAAACCCTGCGCGCGGTTGTAGCATCAGGGATTAGGCGCACCATGGTGCAAGCCGGGACAGACGAGAGCAATATCAATGCGATGATGGGGCAGGTGGAAAAGGGAAGGAGAGAAGTTGGAGAGATGATGCGCCAGATGCAACAGCCTTCAACAGCGATACCGCCCGCTGCAATCGAGTATCTGAAGCAAAACCCCCATCTGCGCGACGCCTTCGATGCCAAATATGGCGCTGGTGCCGCCGCTAGAGTGCTCGGACGCTGATGGCAAACCCATTCGATCAATTCGACACGCCCGCGTCTTCGCAGGGCAATCCGTTCGATAGATTGGACGCGGCGCTGCCGCAGCAGAGCCAACCGTCCGTCGGACCTCTAAACCCATATGGACCCGTCCATGAGTTTGCACATGCGCTTAGCATGGGGTTGCAGCGCCCGTTGTATGCCACACTTTCGGCAATCGGGCCGACGTTCTCCTACCTGACTGGACGCGGCAGCGTTTCTCCATTAGAAGCATATCTTCGCGCCGAGCAGAAATATGACGCGCTGCGCAAGCAGTATTCCGAGGAACATCCCGTACAGTCCCTGACGGCCTCTATCACCGGCGCTGTTGGCAGTGCCGCCGGAGCGCTCCCCGCGCTGGGGGTAAAGGCGGCGACAAGCGCCGGCGGCCGGATTCTGCAGGGCGCCGGGATCGGCGGTGTCTACGGCGGTGTATCCGGCCTAGCGGAATCAAGCGGGGATGTCTCCGATCGTCTTATAGGAGGTTCATTGCACGGGCTGCTTGGCGCCGGGCTCGGTGCTGCGGTTCCAGGCGCCATCGAAGCGGGACGTGCCGTGATCGCGCCGATTCGCTCGATGGTTTCTAGCGTACGCAACCCTGAGAAGGCGGCCATGCGACAGGTGGCGCGGGCCATGGCCGATGACGCAGTGTCCCCTCTATTGGCAGAACAGCGATTGCGCGAGGCAGCAGAACAGGGCGTGCGAGACATGACTCTTGCCGACGTTGGTGGCTCTAACATGCAGCGGCTTGCAGCCGTCTATGCCAAGAGTCCCGGCCCAGGCAAGAGCACCGCGCAGGACTTCGCCAAGCGGCGCATCGAGGAGACTCCACAACAGATCGTCGATGTTATTCGCCCTGGCCTCGGCCCGCCAGAACTGGCCTTTCCTAAGGTGCAAGAACTGGCGCAAAAGCGCGCGGCCGCCGCCAAGCCGTTATATGAACGGGCATATGAAGTGGCGCTTGATACATCTTCCCCGGAATATCGTGTCATCGAGGAGATGTTGGCAACCCCGGCCGGGCAAAAGGCGCTCGCGCACGCTCGCACGCTGATGCTTAATGAGCGAGTACCGTCTAAGCACATCCTGATTGATGTTTTGCCTGATGGCAGTGTGAATCTATCGCGTCTTCCTGATACTCGCACGCTTGATTACGTCAAGCGGGCGCTCGATGATCAAATCATGCGGTTGCGTGGCACCAACGAGGGTCGCATCCTGACTGACATCAAAAACAACATCGTTGAAAATCTAGATGCGCTTAATCCGGCCTATCGGGCGGCGCGGGCGGCATATAAGGGGCCAACCGAGATGATCGACGCCATTGAGACAGGGAAGACTCTCCTCAGTAAGCCGGCCGATGAGGTTAGGTCCATAATGGCGGATATGACGCCTGCGGAACGCGACTTCGCCCGCATCGGTGTTGCGTGGCAGATCAAGGAAATGGTCGGCGGGGCAACGGACAAGACGCGCGTGCTGCTATCGCCCAACATGCGCGAGAAATTCAAAGAGATTTTTCCCGATGCCTCACAATACAATCGCGCCATCGGCGCTCTAGAGAAGATCAAGGGCCAAAGAGAACTGTCGCGCAAGATCACCGGTGGATCGGAAACATACGAGAACTTTGCGGCCGCTGAAAATGTGTTACTCGATCCATGGGCAGCCACGAAAAGCTTTCACGGCAACATATGGGGTCTACTGTCCGGACTCCTGCGCCTGCGGGCACTCGCAGACAGGCTACAGGGTATAACGCCGCGCGTGTCCGAGAGCGGGGTTAATATTTTGCTGTCGCCGGACCAACTGGTGCAGCAACGCGCTTTGTATGATATTGCCGATGCCTATAACCGGCAGGCCAGACGCCCTGCGGTGCAGGGCGCAATAAATCAGGGATTGTTGGGTGCAACATTGGGCTCGGTGGAACAGCTCAAGCAATAACAATGGCGCTTTTAGATAGCATCGTTGACTCCATTATCTCCAGAGAAAGCGGCGGCAATCCACTTGCACGCAATCCGCGTTCTACAGCGTCCGGGCTTGGTCAATTCACCGAATCAACTTGGCTCGATACCCTTGCTCGGCATCGACCGGATCTTGTTGACCGGCTTTCGAGGCAGGAGCTTCTCAATCTGCGCACCGATGCAGATTTGTCGCGGGAGATGGTGGCAAAACTCGCTGCCGATAACGCGGCTGCGCTGCAAAGAGCGGGGATCGAACCCACTCCCGGTGCGATATATTTGGCGCATTTCGCCGGACCGGAAGGGGCAATACGAGTTTTGCGCGCAGATGCCTCAACGCCGGTCGAAAATCTGTTGGGATCAGCGGCAGTCACGGCCAATCCGTTCTTGCGCGGCAAAACGGCTGCGGACCTGATTGCCTGGGCTGAACGCAAGATGGGCGCCTCGCAGCAGCCGTCCGCAGCTCAATCAAGAACGGCGTCCGCTCCGACAACTAATCCAGCTATGCTACCGGCTTCTCCTTTCACTGGCGTTCCGGTTACCCCGCTGCCGTCGCTTGCTGAGTTGCCGGCTAGCGGCGCCATGCCGATGATGGCACCGCAACGCACGTCATTGGACACTACCGCGGCGGAACAGGAATCGCCATACCTTGAGTTCATCCGGCCGCAACGGCGGCCAATTAACATCGCTGCGCTTATAGCTCTTGCGCGAGCACGATCAAGGGTCAGATAATGAGCCTTTACAAGTGGTCTAAAACTGCCAACAACAACGCAACTGCCGACCCCACCATCAACTGGGCTGAAGGGCAAGC